TGATTTAGCGAAAGGACCTTCTCCAACTGGATTGGGTGTAAATACCGGAGTAGCTGAATTGGATAAAGCTTTTAACAGAGATTATTCAGAATTAGTAAAGAGATTTAAGAAATAATGGCAATAGTACTTGGCAAAAAAAGAGTAATTGATACCGTAGAGTATAATGATTATGCTATCGGTATCACTTTGCCATTACAAATAGGAAATACAGCATTTAATCAATCTTTCACAACTTCGGACCAAATAAAAACAAATATAAAAAGTTTGTTACTAACAAAACGATATGAAAGAATAATGCAGCCAAATTTAGGAAGTGGACTTCAGGAATTGTTATTTGAACAAAATACCGAAGACCTACCTGATAGAATTGAAGAAAGAATAAATCAATCTTTAAGCAATTGGTTACCGTTTGTTACTATTGATACGATAGATATTACTCAATCGGATGAACTAAAAGATAGTAATAGAGTTGAAGTTTCTATTAAATTTAGATTAAACGATACTCCTAAGTTGGAAACATTAACATTTACTGTTTAATTAATATAAGATGTCATTAAAAAGCATAAATAAAAATTTTAAGAATAGAGGAAAAGAGATTAAATACCTTAATAAGGATTTCACATCTTATAGAGGTAACTTAATAGAGTTTGCAAAAAACTATTTTCCAAAAACCTATAATGATTTTAATGAAACATCACCTGGTATGATGTTTATTGAAATGGCATCTTATATAGGTGATACTTTATCGTATTATATAGATGATACTTTAAAGGAATCATTGTTACCATACGCAGAAGATAAGAAAAATGTATTAGCACTTGCGCAATTTTTGGGGTATAAACCAAAGGTAACATCACCTGCAGTAACCAAAATATCGGTATATCAACTTGTACCATCAATTGGTACTGGCATCTATAACCAACCTGATTCAAAATATTTCTTAAAAATAAAACCAGGATTAAGAATAAAATCAAAAACAAATGGTATTCAATTTAGAACTACCGATATTGTTGATTTTTCGGATGAAATCGGCAGAGAAATAACAATTTATCAACGAAATGTAACAACGGGAGACCCAACATTTTATTTGTTAAAAAAATATGTAGATGCTATATCGGCAAATGAAGTTACTCAAACTTTTACATTTGGTAACTATAAAGCATTTGAATCAATAAAATTATCAGAAGATAATATAATTGAAATATATGATGTAAGAGATGGTGATAATAACAAATGGTATGAAGTACCATACTTAGCACAGGAAATGGTATTTGTGCAAGAACCAAATACGCCAACAAATGATCCAGATTTATATCAGTTTAAATCAACGGTTCCATATATTTTAAAAACAATAAAAACTTCTAGAAGATTTGTAACTAAGATAAATTCCGATAGTACAACAACTATACAATTTGGGGCGGGAGACCCAACCGCATCGGATGAATTACTTATTCCTAATTTAAAAAATGTTGGGTTGGGATTACCAAACTCTATTAATAGATTGGAAGAATCGTTTGACCCAACAAATTTCTTAAAAACAAAAACATACGGAACATCTCCATCAAATACGGTAATGACCGTAAGATATTTAGTTGGTGGTGGTGTTAATACCAACGTTTCACAAGGAGAATTGACACAAATTGATGGAATAGAATATGAAGAAGATATTTCTCAGTATTCATCGGATGAGATAGCTGTTTATAATAGAATTAAATCATCGGTTGCTGTTGATAATGAAATACCGGCAATAGGTGGTAGAGGTGCGGAGACAGTTGAAGAAATAAGACAAAATGCATTAGCGAATTTTGGTTCTCAAAATAGAGCGGTTACTATAAAAGATTATCAAGTTCGAGCTCTTTCAATGCCATCTAAATTTGGTGGAGTTGCAAAAGCATACGCAGTAGCAGATGGTACATTGGATAACAATTCACCATCTTCAATTCTTGCATCTCCAAACGCATTGCAAGAATTTACGGATTTGGTAATGGGGTTTGTGAATAAACCAGATAGTGAAGAACCAACTGCGGCAACTGTTAAAAACGAAATACAACAATTTCTAATAGGTAAAACCTCAAATGATAACGAAAAGAATAATCCATTTGCTATTAATCTTTATTTACTTGGGTATAATTCAAATGGACACTTAACAAATTTATCCAGAGGAATTAAAGAAAATTTAAAAACATATTTTAATGAATATAGAATTTTAACCGATGGATTAAATATAAACGATGGGTTTATTATTAATATTGGATTAGAATTTGAAATTATATGTTTTGAAAATTATAATAAAAATGAAATCGTTGCTAAATGTATATCTGATTTAAAAGAATATTTCAATATAGATAATTGGTCATTTAACCAAACTATAAATTTAAGTGAAATTGAATTATTAATTGCAAATGTGGAAGGGGTTCAATCAGTACCATCTCTTATTGTTACAAATAAGTGTGGTGGTAGATATTCAACAAATTCGTATAATATAGAAGCAGCAACTAAAAGTAAAATAGTCTATCCATCATTAGACCCATCGGTTTTCGAAATTAAGTTTCCAGACACAGATATAAAAGGTAGAGCAAGATAATGGCATATTATTTTTTAACAGCATCAAAAGATGCAGCGGTTTATTTACAACAGCCAAATCAAAATACTGGTTTGGATGAAGTGCTAGAAATTAGTAAAGTTTACTATGGGAATATAAAAGATATTTCTAGAGCTTTACTTAAATTTGATGTTGGATTTTTGTCTGCATCGATATCAAATGGTACTTTAGGATTGGAAGATGCTACTTTGATTTTAAAAGAGACTGAAAGTGAGGAGATTCCATTAGAATATACATTATATGGATTTGCTGTATCCGGTAGTTGGGAAATGGGAACAGGAACTAGATTTGATAAAATATCAACACAAGGTGTAAATTGGAATTATAGAGAAGGAGATTCTAAATTAGTATGGTTAGAAAATGGATTGAATTCGGGAACTGACTCAAACCCAAATAATGGAACTGGTGGTACATGGTGGATATCAAACGCAGCATCACAGTCATTTAACTATCAAACAGCGGATATAGAGATGAATGTAAAATCTTTATTAAAAAGTTGGATGAGTGGTTCTATTCCAAACGATGGTATTATTATAAAATATTCTGATACTTTTGAAAATGATACAAGAGATTATGGTATAATCAAAGTATTCAGTAAAGAAACTAATACCATATATCAACCAAAAATAAGAATCGGATATTCAGATGAATCATTTTTAACAGGTAGTTTATCCGAATTGACATCGGAAGATAAAAAAATAGGAATTACTAATTTAAAAAAAGAATATAAAGTTGGTTCTCAAATTAAATTAAGATTATTTGCTAGAGAACTATATCCTTTAAAAACATTTACAAATTCGTTTTCTTATAATCAAGTAAAACATTTACCTGAAACATCATATTATCAGATAAAAGATTTTGCATCTGATGATATTATTATACCGTTTTCCAACTATTCAAAAATTAGTTGTGATAACGATGGTAACTATATTAAATTAAACTTATCGAATTGGGAAGCGGATAGAGTATATAAGATAGAATTTAAAATAGATAATAATGGTAGTTCAGAATATTATGATAATGAATTAACATTTAACACTGTTAAAGGATAATAAAATGCTACCATCAGGACTTAAAAATGAAAAGCTTGTAAGTGATATTGAACTAAGTGGTTCTTTAATACTACCTACACGAAATACGTCTGGTGTATATCAATTTACATCCGATAATAGGAGAGATGGTGTAGTATCTGGTAAATTAGTAAAACCAAAATATAATGTAGAAGAATTAGTTAAATCAATTGATACTACAATTTTTGAACTTTTACCAATTGAAGAACCTGAATTACCTGAAACGGTATTGAAAGTAATTTACGATGCTGCTTTAGAAGATATTAGATTGAGAGATATAACAATAGCGGAACAAACCGATACTATTTTAGATTTGAGAGGAAAGGTATCAGAACTGGAAATTGTATCTCAGAGTTTAAGAGTTGAAATCGATGGAAAAGAACTTTTAGTAGCAAATGCTGATAATCAAGCTTCACAGGCTACTGCTAGAGTTAGTAGTGCGGTAACTGATTTACAAAACGCTATACAAAAAGCAACTGCAGAATCTATACAAAGAGTTTCATTATTTGCAAGAAATCAATCTTTAGAACAAGAATTAGGTGCATTGAGAGAGCAGTTATTTGGTAAACAAGGAAAAATATCAGAGGGAGCAAAAGTAGGAGAAGATTTTTCAGCAAAAATTATAGAAATTAAAGAAAAAGAGGTTGGAGATATTGCATATAGAGCAAGAGCTAATAGAGCAACTGAAGAATGGATTAATGGACCTACTCTTGAACTAACAAATTTTACAACAAATAAAGATACAACCATAACATTTACAATTTCGGGAGACCCAATAATAAATGTACCGGCTTCAGTAACACTTAAAGCAGGTGAAACTAAAAATGTTAAATTGGTTGAAAATATTGGTTGGATTAGAGACCAAAAACCAAAAAATAC